ACAAGACCAGCAGCATCCATAATAAAAGATTTTCCGATTGCTCCCATTTTGCGAGATTTTCTCCTACGGCTGGGTGCAGACCTTTTTTTTCTACGTGCCATTTTTTTTGTTTTTTTTTGTTTATGTGGGAAGCAATCCCAAGATTTTTATAGTATAATATTTTTTCCTATGTATTCAGCAGCACCAAAAATAGTATCAAATTTTTTAGGCATACCAATACTGCCTTCGGGATTAATTAATCTAACTGAATAGGATCTTGTATTGGTAAAAGGTTCTTTTTTAGCTTCAACCATAACTTGACTATTAAGTTTTTTTGAAGTTATTAATTTTCTTTTATAAATACCAGCAGCTGCATCTTTACCCTTTTCAAAATAAATTGGATTCATTTTTTTAAGTTCAGATAAAGTAAAAGTTTTTACAACTAACCTACCAACAAAACCACTTACAACCCTAATATTAACATTATGACTTTTAGTATCAGTGTGCATTTCAGTTGATTTGCCTTTTTTTGCTTTTACTTTGCTTGATGCAGCACCTAAATATTTACTTTCTTTAAATCCAGCAATTTTTTTATCCCTTATTTTACCATTTTTCAAACTATATCCACCCTTTAAAATTTTCTTATTTTCCTTAAGTATAGACTTAATTTGATCAACAACTGCCAGTTTTTTTGTTTCAGGCTTATAAACAATCTTCAGTCCTTTACTTTTCTTTTTACTTGTATCTTTTCCGCTATTATAAGCAGCAACTTCCTTATTTAATCCAACAACAAAAGATTTTATCCTTTTTTGTAAATCTTTTTTTTCTTTTTCATCCAGTTTATATTGTCCACCAAAAGTAGCACCAGATAACAAAGTTGCAACTACACGATCATTTTCTTTTGGATTACCTGATAATTCTGCAATTATATTACCTTTTCCATCAATTTCCACCAGTTGAGCCGTTACTCCACCATCCAATTGATATTGATTAATAACTTTAAACCTATATCCTGTAAAATTACCTTTAAAATCAATAGGTAATGCACCAACCTTTTTACTTACACCAGCTTTTGAATAACTTATTGCAAAAGCCTGTTTAACTGCCTGTGCCTGTGTTAGTGATGGGTTCTTTTTGCGAAGTTTTGCAGCTTCAGCAACTACCTTTTTGAACTTTTCCCTTGCTGCCTTTTGTTTTGCAGTCATAATTTACTTTTTTAATGTTTGTTCTGACCAGTTTAACATTTCATCACCGCCCCACATTTGATAGGATATGTAACCGCACCTATCTATTTCACCTTTATAAACTTTTGCCCTTTTTAGATATGAATAGATCTTTTTCACAAATTTTTCATTCAGCACCTCTCTATTCATCAATTTCATTGCCGTTTTCACTCCAGTTGCATTTTTGCAACTTCCTTTCATTAGATTCAAAACATATCCTTCAGTTGCGTTTTTACTTGCCTTTACTGGATAGTTTGAATACATATTAAAGGTGAAAGAAAAGTGATTATTTTTTGCGACTTATTAAATAAATAATTACCGCACCACCAATAACAATGGGGAGATAATTCATTTTTTTAGATCCATCAGCATTGAAATTTTCAGCTTGATTAACAATTCTATCAACTTCATCCATTGAAGCCTGTTCAACCTGTGCATCAGTTTCAATCCTTTTTTCCACTACATTTTTAACCTGTTTTGCCAATACTCTTTTACCAACTTCAGCAACTTCCTTAACATCAATTCCCAACTTTGACAAAAATTCAGCCAACTTTATCAAAATAGGTGCAGCAGTGGCAGCAGCAGCAGCAGTTCCAGTAGCAACAACCCCTATTTGACCTTCAGAATTAAATTCAACATCCGCACCAGCAATACGTTTCTTTTTTGCCCCCTGTTGTACTTTTCTCAAAAGTTCATTAGGATTTCCACCCAAATTTTTCCACCAGTTTTGAGTTTCATCAGCTCTATTATCAAAAGCATTTTTCAACTTTGTAGCCAAACCCATAAAGTTTAATCCCACTAAAAGCAGAAATGATCCCCTAGCGGGTGCCAGTGCAATTTTCAGCACTATTTTCTTTTTTTCTTTAGGTTTTGCGGCTGGACTTACTGCCTTTGCAGCAGCTTTCTTTTTTGCTTGACCAATACCTGAAACGGAATATAATGGCATAACTGGTTCTTTATCTATTTTGTGATAATATGTTTTCCTTTCATTAAAACTTGATAATACAGGATCAATAAAATATTCATTGCCTTTTTTATCCTCAATAACTGCAAAAACGTGGTGCGGAATTTCATCCAGCAGTTTATAACTTGCAAAACGATAATAAATTTTGTTGTTTATTAATCCTTTTCGCTTAAGTGAGTCCAAATTGCCCATTATCCAAAGAGCATAATTTTTGCAGTCATTTTTTCCAAGCGAAAGTATAGCTGCGGGACTCATTATTCTCTGATTTTTGTCAGATTCAATTGAATATTTTACATTCTTTTTAAGAAAGTCAAATAAATTCTTTGCAGTTTGAATACCATCACCTGTATAAAAATCTTGACTAATTTTATCGTATTCACTTGCATACATTTTGTGAGCAGAAAGCATAGCAGAAATAATGTCAGGAACTTGTTGATCCCTGACCAACATTTTGGAGTTACCCCCAAAACTTTTTAATCTACCAAGTAAAATATTTTTCTGCATTAAATTAAACTTGCTTGATATTCAAACGGAACTACAATACCATCAAAATTGCCAGTGCCTTTAATTGTGTATTGCAAACCTTTTTTCAACCATCCTTTTGTACTGATCAACTGGAGTATTCCAATAGTAGGTGAAGCCTGTATTTTCAATTCAGATTCGCTGCGTGGTGCAATTTTTTGTTCACCAAAACTTGAAAAGTTTGCCAATAATTGATTGCCTAAATAAACCTCACCAGTAATTGCTGAAACATTTGCAGTTTGTCCAGTTGGGTTCTGTACACCAAAAATTAATTCAAATCTTTTATTTGAAAAACGGATTCTTTTAAAAATCAATTTTGTTCTCCTTGCTAATTGTCCTCTACCCAAAAAATATAGTCCTGTCAGACCTGCCAAACCGATTAAAATCCAATTTTTCATTTTCAAAATTTTCAAATAATTACCCAAAATTAATGAAAAATATTCAAAAAAACAAATTTAGGTCAAAATAGGTCAGAAACAAGGTCAGTTTGTAGGTACACAAGGGCACCCCTGTAAGGGGTGCCCTGTGTCCTACCCATGTTTCCTGAACCAAATTGACCAACCGAAAAACTGACCTAAACTGACCAAAATTCATCTAAAATCACTTTCCTTTCACCTTTAGCAATAAAAAAAGGGGCAATTTGCCCCTTTTTGGTTTGTATGCAGTGTTGATCTTTGTTAGGATGCCTCTGTGAGGTATTCTCTGCCCTCAAATTTCTTCGTTCTCTTGCAATACAAGTTCACATACCACCCACCACTTTTCAGGGCAAATTTGAGCAGATTATTGACGTTGTTAATATTCCTGTATTTTCTTGGCTGGATCCCAGTGTCAGGTTTGAAAAAAATAATGGCATTGTAAAGTTTCATTTTGTTAGAAATTTTCTATTTTTGCAATGAAAGGAAAGTGGTTTTTCGTTTGGAAGATCATTTGTCAAGGTAGGATCAGGCGACTGGTCCTATTTTTTTAAAATAATTTTGTTTGTATTATTCCATATTTATCAATTAGTTTATTTTTTAGAAAACAATTTCTGCATGTAAGTTTTTCTAAATTCATACCTCTTTTTCTATCATATATTCTATGCTCTAATCTGCCACAATATTCACATTTACCAATATTTTCTAATTTATATTTATTATGTATTGGATTTAAATTATCTTTTGCAGTATGTTCTTCAGTATGGCATTTTCTACATATAAGTATTATTATTTTATTTTCAATTAATTCTAGAGCTTCTGTTTCATATAATTTTCCAAAATAATCATATGTAATATGATGTATATCCCATTTTTCGTTTTCATTAATTTTTTTATTGCAAACTTGACAAATACCTGAAAAATGATTATATACTATGCTTCTATTTTTTATGTGCCATAGTTTTTTTATATGTTTTTTTTTCATTTTATTTTTGTTTATACAATTCCCCTGACTTAATTATTGATCCATCCAGCAACCAGTCTTTTACCACTTTTTTACAAGTTGTGGATCCTTTACCAGTAAATTCTTCTAATTCAGATAAAAGTTCAGAATATTTTCTTGGCTGGTATAATATCCGATTGATTAGGCTTGTCTTTTCCATCCCAAAAATATAGGTGCCTGACTTATCCTGTGTATTGTGTGCCTGTGTCCAACTGGATCCTGAATAATAAATTGATATTGGGTTAAATTCATCACTTGATCGCAAAAATGTAGCGGATAAATCAATAGTTTTATTCTCTTTATTCTTTTCAATTTTTAATACACTTTGTGCCTTCCTGTCAAGATACGATCCTATATGACCAATAGAATTTTGATCTTTTTTACCTAAATGCAGAACGCAAAGAATAAGCAAATTATGAATTTTGGTTATTTTTTTTAACCATTGAATAAGATAAAAACTTTGCTCTACTGAATTAAAATCTGAAATAAGATCTAGTATTCCATCCAGTACCAAAATTGAGCAGTCAGGGTTTTCCTTCAAATAGATTTCAATCATTTGCTGGATTTCATTAGGACTATCCTCCCTGAATAAAAAACTATCAAAATTATGGGGCAAATGATCAGTTATAATTTGCGTTCTGATCCTATCCAATACCCTGTAATAGTCAAAATCGCTACTTTCAGTATCAATATAGCATATTCGCTTCCTGTTTGGGGGAAAGTTCAATTTCATTCCAAAAATATCCCAAGTTGTAAAAGCGGAAGCAATGGCACTGGTAATAAATGTACTTTTACCAGCTTTCGGCAACCCCTGAAAACATACAAAAGACTGCAAACAACCTATATTTTTACCATCAATAGTAAAAATGATGTTTTCATCAGGTGAAGTGTAGTTTTGCTTAAATTTTCGGGATAATAATTTATCGTGTAGATCATTTGTCATTGGTTTACACGTTTTAAATTATTATACTACCACTTTTTTCTTCACTTTTAGTTTCAATAAATGCACAAAATTCCTCTGCTATTTCATAAGATTGACCAATTACAAAAGTAATATCTTCAGGGGATAGATCCTCTACATTATTTTTGCGTAATTGTGCAGTCAGAATATTAAGTGCAGTTATTTCAAGTTTTGACATTCCCGCCATAAGTATTACTTGACCGAATTTGTCTTGCATTGGATGAACTGGCATTGCTGGTAAATCTTTGTTTCTTTGCGACATTTTTTAATTTATTAATAGTTAAACAATAGGGGCAAAGCGGTTGCCCTACCTTGCCCCTGTGTTGTGTAATTGTGAAAAGTTTGGAACAATTAACGCACTTCATTATTTTTTTGTGTGTTGCGTTCTTTTATATTGCTTTCATATTTAACAAAATCTTCCATTGCGTATTTCATAGAATATTTGCGTAAAAAATAAATCTTTGATAATCCTTCGCTTGGATATTCAGTTGTTGACATCAAAATAAAGGGTTCATTTCCTGTCATAAACACTTCAAAATAATACACAAAGCCGTTCATTTTTACTGGTTTCATACTAAAAATTTAATTTGAGTTCCTGAATTTGTTCTTCATAAAGTTCAATACTTGCCTGAATCAGTAATTTAATTTCATTAACCAGTGATATGTCCGTATCAATCTGCATTAATATTTTCCTACTTGATCCAGTATCAAAACTGATAATTATATTAGAAATTTCGCCTGAACTTTGACATAATTTAAGCCTATTAACTTTTTGTTGGATATAATCAATTTCCAACATTGCTTCCCTAAATTCATTGAATAGTTCCATAAATTAATTGTTTTGCATTTCGGCATACCTTCCAAAATGGTAACCAATGTGAAATAATGTTAATTCTGATGGATAAAAAATTTATATTCTTCCACCATCCAGTTCAGTGAAAGGAATGTTCCGATTGCTCAAAAATGTCATCAGACCATAGAGGTAATTGTGTACGATTATGCTTTTTTCTTTTTGTTCTAACATTGCTGAAAAATTTTAAGATTGAAATAATTTGTAAAATGATCAATAAGCCTATGGCAATGGGGATGCCGAAAACTATCAGATAAACTACTGATATCACCCAAGCAAGTAAACGGATCATAAATTGTCAGCAAGACATAAAAGAATAGCACCAAGAACGATAATCAGAATTTGAATAGCAGTTTTTTTCATTTGTTTTTCGTTTAAAATGTTATAAAAAATCGTTTGTCAATGCGAACTTAAATAACTTTTATTGAATATTCCAAATTTTTAGGCAAAAAAAAGGGAGAAATTGAAATTTCCCCCGTAAAAACACCTCAAATGATTAACCAAAACTTATTTTAAGAACAAATCACGTTCTAAATTTCGCCTATTTGTCAACCCCTTAACCTCTTTTCCTTGCACCTTATTCCATCTTAAAAATTGGTCCGCAACAAGTTTTTTATCTGATCCTGAATTAAGTAATCTTAACAATGTGCTTTTAGAAAATGCACCGGTGCCAATATTATATACTAAACTGGTCATAGCCGCCATCATATTTGCAGTAACCGGAACCTTAATTAATGCTTTTATTTTCTTTTCACGTTCAGCAACATCCATTTTTAACCACCTTTCAGCAGTTGCAAGATCAATTTTATCACCTTGTTTAATTGCCTGTCCCGTGTCCTTGTTTATTGTGTTGCCATATCCAATGGTCCAAATATTCCCTGTGTCAGGATATGCAGTTAATTCAAGACCTTCAAACTTTTTTATGATATTTAATGCACTCACTTTTTTCCCGATTAATAAGATCAGTAAAACAGCTAACCCAATATATATCTTTTTTTTATTGGACATCATTATCCTTTGCTAACAATCCAGTAATGGCAGCAGCAATACCAGCAATAATGGTAATCCAGTTATTTTGAGCAATACCATCAGCAATTAGAGAACCACCAGCAATGGATCCAAAAAATGAAGTTTTGATATTTTTTAGTATTCTTTTCATATTACTTTTTTTTAAGTTGTTTAAGACCTACCAAAATTGAAATTGTACAGGATATTGTACTTGCACCAAGAAAAATAACATTTGCCAATTCAGATATATTTTGTATTCCAAGTAAAGAAAACAAAAT